TTTAATTGTTTTATTTACTTCTTTCTTAAATTTTCTTAATTCTTGTTTAATTTTTAAGATATCTTCTGTAATTACATAATTATCATTATAATATTCAATATCTTCTGGTTTATATCCTGCATATGATAGTAAATTATTACATACATTTTTTAATATTGTTACTGGAATATCAATTATATTAATATCTATCATTAAAATAATGCTAAATACTAATATAATATTTAGTGTTATTGAAGCATTAAAATATTTTTCTATATATTTAATATCATTCAATTCATTCAATTCATTTAGTAAAATAGTTCTATTCAGCTGTATATACTCTGAACCTGGAGCACGCACCAAAATATTGTCAACATGATCATTGTATTTCTTAATATACGGGATAATTCCCTCTTCTTCATGTCGCTTAAAGTCCACCCCCCAGCTATTGAGACTCTCTACACAACTTTTTAGGTTCTTACACCAATTATATAGATTGTCATTATTGTTAAGCGGAAGAATCGATCCGAAAGATTCTAAATATTCTATTAAACTTGTCAACATTTTGTTTATTAATTATTATTAATTTTAATAATAATTTTCAAATTTATTATTTAACTTCTTTATTTTTTATGATATTAAATATTTTATACTTATTAATATCTTCTTTTTTCTTTTTTTCTATTGTTAGTAAAGATTTTCCGACAACCCATACTTTCTCTTTATTATTATTTGTTTCTAATTTTTTCATATTACTATAATATTATTTATTTATTATTTTTAATCAAATTTATTATGTGTAAAATTATCAACTGTTTCTTCTATTAGTTTAGTTAGTATTAATGTATCTTCTGCATTTAATCCATGTTTTTTAGATACAATATAAGTATTTGTCATTATCTCTGCTTTCATTGTTAAATATTTTATTTTGGTATCAATTGTATCTTGTGAATTTAGTTTTTCATTATATAAATCTTTAATACATACTAAATCTGATACTATTATATCAGATGTATACCAATCCCAATCATCACCCTTTGTTTTTTGCCATACTAAATATCTACTATCTGAATTATCTAATGAAAGATTAAAAGATTTATGATATACCTTTTTATCTTTTGAAATATATATTTCACTATGATTTATTAGTTCTCCATTATTTAAATTTTGGATTGGAGTATCTTCTTCATCTTTTATAATATTTATATTTTTATATACAACATTTCCATTACTTCTTGAGAAACTACAAAAATCATTATTTTGCATTAATATTGACATATATTATATTTAAGGTTTATTATTTTAAGTTATTATTTTTCAAATTCCAAGATATCTTTAAAAAATTTGAAAATCCTTATTATTTTTTTGGTATTAACTAAATAAACAACTCATTCTACAAACTTTAAAACTTTCTCTAACTTTCTAAGCAAAAGCAAAGCAAAAGCAAAGCAAAAACAGAAGAACAATGGGTTCTGCATTCTCTGCTCCGACGAACAACCTCATCGAAGAGGCTAAGCTATTCTATGGCAACAAGGGACTCGCATATGCTGTCGAACTCTGGGAGAAGGGTGAAAATAACACAATTACCCTACCAAATGGAAATAATGCCCCTGGAACCCTTCCTATGAAGGGTGAGAAGTTTGGTAAGACTGTCTTTCAGAATGACCTTCAGGAATCTCTACCAATGGATTCCACGATGAAGATCAAGGCACCCGAAGATGGAGGCACTCTTATCTACGAAACTACTGGAGATCTAGCTTGTAAGGCATTCATGCCTGCTGGTTTCCGTGGTGGTCCGACGCCCAACACGATGAATCCATACCGAACTGAGGTGGGTAATCCAACTGGTGAAACTCCACAGAACTGTGCTACTTCTTGGGGCCATATTGTTGTAATCCCAGTCAACCATAAGATCTACAATGCTATTACTCTTACAGAGGAACATCTTCCTCTCCTTAATGAGATGGACCGTGTTGGTAAGGTTGCCCTGAAGGTGATTTCTGAAGGTGGTGCAGATATGGTTGGTTCTCTACGATGGGCTATGGCTCAGGATTCGTCGATTGATATGAATGATGGTCGTTCTGTCTCTACTAAGCTTCAGAATACAGAGTTTGTAGATGATGAAGCATTCCTAAAGTGTCAGTCTGAGGGTGTTGATTCTGTTCAGGATATGGTCAGGGATACAACTGAATCAACCTTTCATGTTGGACGAGCAGCTTCTGTTGGATATCTACACCTTCATGTCCGCCCAACTTGCTTTGACCTAGTTTCCAAGGTTGGTATGGATGAACAGGCTAGTGAGAAGGGGTATATCAAGCAGACACTTCTTGATGATGTTGTAAGCTTTATCAATTCTGATGAATATGCTACGATTAAGGCCCAGAGTGAAGTGCTAGAGTGTGCACCTGAGCCTGAGCCTGAGGGAGATGATAGCGATGACGATGATGGAAGTGCTCTTGTTCGACAGGCTTCTCACCGTCGTTCTGGTGGTGGCCTTTCTCGACAGGCTTCTCGTCGTGATTAGATTAGCGAATAGGGTGTAAATGTTAAATATGTGTGTGTGTAATAAATTTGAAATAAATGTATAATAATTTTTTATTTAAAATAATATTATAATGGGTAAACCACGTGGAGGGTTTAAGGTTAATAGTAACCGGAAAAAATCAGTTAAAAAAGAAGAAGTAAAACATGTTGATGGCCGTATTGTTGGACAGATCTTTCCTAGCAAAGAATATGTTATTGGTTCCGAATCTATGTTAATTAAAAATAGAGATATTAATCAACCTTCTCCATTGCAAGCTAAAGAAGATAAACTAAATAATTTCTTAAAAACTGAATTGAAAAAATTTAATAAATACAAGGATTCCCCTATGTGGGGAAATGAATCTCCTTATAGTCTTATAAATGTTCTTCCTCATAAAAAAAAATGATTTAAGAATACTACTATACTATAATATAATTATAATGCCCTGCGTACACTTTATATCTAATAATATTTTTTATCGCCCAATCCTAGAATATGTTTATGAACTCGGAAAAGATACTATACAAGATTTTTTTTATGTTGACGAACTAAATATTAGAACATATCATTATAGAAATAAAAGTGCTCTTCAGGAAAAAGAAAAGGTTTTGATGCCAGGTGAATTAGAAATACAAATATCGTTTGAAGGAGATATAATATATTGTAAGCATGAAATTATGCGAGATCATAATAATAATATAGAAAAATTAATGCAGGTGAATGATTGTTGTGGTGGCCCAAAGGGTGAAATTATATTCGCCAAAATAACATTATCCAGTAATACTAATAAAGATATCCTAGTTAAATTTGTAGATAAAGCTAGAGAGATTGTTAGAGAAAGGTTGAAAAAAACTAAAATTAAGTCCATTGATGAAATACGTGTTTATTATTATAAAGACTATTGGTATCTTTTTTCAAAGATACCTAAAAGACCAATTGATACTTTATATTTAAAAGAAAATGAATTGAAAAATATAGTAAAATCAATTACTGAATTTTTTTCACCAGAAACTAGAAAAGATTATATATCCTATGGCATTCCTTATAAAAATGTTACATTTTTATATGGTGTCCCAGGTTCTGGTAAAACAAGTACAATAAATACAATTGCTTCATATTTTTCGTGCGATATATTTATGTTACCATTATCTTCTGATATGGATGATTCGTGTTTAGTTGATGCTTTCTCTAATGTAGAAAATGAATGTAGAGATTCTGAAAGAGAAAATGAAAGAAAGATTATTGTAATTGAAGATATAGATTGTATATTTAATGAAAGAAAAAAGGGTGATTCAAATAAAAATGGTATAACTCTTCAAGGGTTATTGAATTGTATGGATGGTTTTACATGTATTGAGGGAGCATTATTATTTATTACCGCTAATAAACCTGAAACTTTGGATGAAGCTGTAATAAGGTCTTGTAGAGTAGATTATAAATTAGAATTAACTAATGCAGATGAATATCAAACTAAATGTATGTTTGATAGATTTTTACCACACCAACCTTATAATTATCAGAAATTTTATAATGCTATATCTCATAAAAAATATACTACTGCTATGTTACAAGAGTTTTTCTTCTTTAATAGAAAATGTTTAAATATATTAGATAAAATGAGTGAACTTCACAGTATTATAGATAAAAATAATCCAGATAAGTTAAGTAGTGATGAAGATGAAAAAATGAACGGACATTATATGTAAATAAAATAATTGTATTATTAATTATGTTTTATAATTTATATCAATTATGGCAAGTATATAGAATTATATTACACTTACATGGTTTTTATGTTGCATACTCATTCTTATGTTGGTCTATGGGATATACATATACAACATTCTGTTATTTTGTTTCATTTTTTTATATTAATGAACCTATTAAACAAATAGAAGATAAAAAAAATAATTTAGATAGTATAGATTAATGGGCAATTTATTTATTGATCAATATACTTACTTGCATTTTGCATCTGGTATAATTGCTTATTTTTGGAATATAAGTTTCAAAAATTGGATTATGTTACATACTATTTTTGAATTATTAGAAAATACAAATTTAGGTATTAAAGTAATTAATAAATTTTATTATTGGTCAAGTTTTAAAAAATCTTATCCTGATAGTTTTATTAATATTTTAGGAGATACACTTGGAGCTTCTTTAGGTTGGTTAACGGCTTTTTATTTAGATTATCTAGGTCATAAATATAAATGGTATGATCCACATCTTATAAAAAACTAGGTTTACTATTTAAATTAGCTTGTTCTCCAATACCTGGTCCAGGTTGTCTACCATAAAATGGTTGTCTTTTAATTTCAAATGATTTATCATTATTTATAATTAATACTTGAATTTGTCTGTATTTATTATCGCCACACATATCATGTTTACCAAATGCTCTAGACATACCAACATCAATCCTCCATAATCTATTATTATACCTAGAATTTAAAAATCTATCATGCATATATTGTGGTGTATGTGCTATAACCATTCCTTTAATTGGCATTAATTTTTTATTTCTTTTATTGAGAATATTCATTAAATGATCAAACCCTTTTTCAGTATTTTCATCTTCATTATCTTCTTCGGCGTATAACCTACACCAGAATGGCGATAAATCGTCATCTTGTCTAAATATATGATCAAATATAACTTCTTCTCTTTCATTTGTTTGTTTTAATAACCATTTTTGAACTAATGTATTTATTTCTTCTATTGTTAGTTTTTGTGCTAAAGCATGACTAAATCCTCCATGGACAAAGAGCCAAGAGCCAACTATAATTATACTTTTTTTATAGTTTGCATAATATTGTGCTATTGAACCACCTCTCTCAAATGCTTTTGCTCTATGGTAATAACCCAATGGTAATCCATCTTTTGTTAATTTACTTGTTCTATCTTTTTCTGGAACAAATTCTAAAAATTCTTTAGGAGATACATATCTGTAATCTCTATCAACATTCATTAATTCATGATTGCCTAATAATGTTAATACTCTCCCACCTTCCTTTCTAGCCTGATCATCTAATAGTTTAAATAATTTAATAATTACCATATTATTACCTTCATCTTCTTCTACATCATCTAGATCTTCAATACAATCATTATTCCATTTATCTGGTCTACACCGATCTATTTGATCACCAGTTTGAACGACCCATGTATTTTTTCCAGTCCATTTTATATTATTTAAATTAAAATTATAAGGATGAATATCTTTATCAATTACACCTGCTAATTTTAAAGTTATTAAAGTAACTTTTAAATCCCCGTGGACATCTCCAATTGCTACTAACCTGCTTGTTGGAGGGTATATACCTATTTTATCATATTGAGGCATTTTCTTATTTAATTCACTATTTATTTTTGCTTGACCTTCATATTGTTTATTTTTTAATTCATGATCTATTTTAGCATTTGTTTTTTCTTTTACCGTTGTTGGATCAGACATTCGCCTATCTCTCACGTGTTTTACATTTGATTGTGGTATATTTGTTCTTTTTGCATTGACAGGGTTTGTTGTAGACATTCTTCGTTGTCTATTTTTTTGATTTTGAATAGATACTGTCTTATGATCTTTTTCTCTTTTTTTTGATTGTAAAAAGTTTTTAACCAATGATATCGCTTCATTGCGTCCAATAGACTTTTTTAAATCACATATTTTATATTTTTTTATGATCTGAATTAATTGTTCATTTGTTAATTTATCTATGTCTTCTTCTTTCATAATATTATATATATACTTTATTATTTCTTTATGTTTTAAACATATTTATTTATTATAGTTATTACAGTTAAATTTTTTCATATCATAAAATACTCCATCTAATCCATTTAATAAATCTTTTCTATTAACACCCATATTTAATTGGAATCCTTCTATTAAATTACCATTTTCTACAAACAATGGTAAAATAACACCATCATCTCCAACTCTATCCGTGTATGGAAACCTTTCATCAGGTAAATTACTACATTTCAAGCACATTTCTCCATCACAGCCATCTTTAGAAAATATATATGGATATTTATATTCTGGGTTTTTACACGAAGATATCGGTGTCTGATTATTTGTTTTCCATCCATTTCCTCCAACCGTTGGGCCTACAAAATCTCTCCATGTGCGACCTGTATCCCTTTTTCCTGAATCTGGATCATCTTTATAATATGGACCTTCAACCACTCTTTCACCTTCATATTGATCTGCCGGTAATCCATTATTTATTATTTCATCTATTGGTTTATAATATTTTTCCCATACTTCATTTGGATAATTACTACAAACTATACATGCTTCATCACTATTATTACAACATCCTATATTATTTCCGACACTTTTAACATAATTATAATTATTTATATTTATACAAGTTGCTGCTGGTCCATCATTATAGGTTGTCCCACCACTAATACCATATATAAAATCTTTCCAACATTGACCTCCCGACTTTCCACTATTAGGTTCACCTTTATAATATGTTCCGTCTGTATCTGTTACATATATTTCACCAGTTCCACCATTTCCACCAGTTCCTCCATTTCCACCAGTTCCACCATTTCCACCAGTTCCTCCATTTCCACCAGTTCCACCATTTCCACCACTACCATTATCTTCTAAAACACACTCATCGTTTGTACATATATATCCTTCATTGCATTCTGAATTAGATGTACATCCAGTTCCACCAGTTCCACCAGTTCCACCAGTTCCTCCACTACCATTATCTTCTAAAACACACTCATCGTTTGTACATATATATCCTTCTTCGCATTCTGAATTAGATGTACATCCACTAGTATCTAAAACACATTTAAAATTTATACAATTATATCCTTCATCACAATCTAAAGTATAATTACATTCTTTACAAGTATTTGAACAATTATTTTCTAAATATGTTCCTTCTTCGTCTTCTATACAGGTTGTACCAGAGCAACTATATTTAATTTCATTATCAAATGGCCACATTTCTGTTTGCCATAATACTAAAACAACTATCCCACCGAGAACAACTAATCCTGTTAAGAATATCATTAATTTTGTTCCATTACTCATAGATTTAACAGGTTTCTGTACTACTTCTTCCATAACTTATATATATATATATATAAATTAAAATAAAAATTAATTTAATAGATATTACCCTTACTGACAGTCAGTCACACATTCTTCACAAGACCCGATAGCAGCACAAGGGGGGCAATCACGTGGTTTGAGACATTTACCGTTTACACAACAGCACATTTCATCTTTATTTATCCTTACAGACCCTGATAAATTATCACCCATAATACGCCTATCATCATTAACACTGAATCCTTCTAAATTTTTAGGAACTTTATCTCCATAATATATTCCAGTTGATCCATAGCATTTCTTTTCTAGGTGCGAACCTCTAATATTTTTTATTTTACCCGTTAATCTTTCACCCTCTCGTCCATCTTCTAACATATATGTAAAAGGTTCTACGCTAGTGCTTCCAAATAATAATACTAGAAATATCATTAAACCAACTCCTACTAACATCACTGTTCCAAAACTTGTCCCTTTACTGTTAGAAGGTTTATCTACAGAAAATTCTTTAGATAGTGTTGATCTTAAATCTTCAAAACTTTTGACCATTGAGCCATATATATTTGAATCTTTCATTATACTATAACTTATATATTTATTTAATAAAAATGAGGATATCTTTTTCTCATATATTCCATAGATTTTCCACCACAGTTTTTATCATTCAATGTAAAGCCTTCTATATTATTTTCATTTGTTGGTCCATCTCTATTATTAATATCCCATGGTGATTCGGGTGTTGGATTACCATCAGCATCTAAATATTGACTTAATAATGGTTTATCAAGACCAACTACTTGCCAACCACTTTCGTCATTCATATTACAACATTTTGCACAAGCGCCATTATTAAAAGAACAACATCCATCTTTTGTTATAATTGTTGGATATTTGTAATCTGGATCTGGACAATGTAATTTTTGAGATTCCCAATCACTATCTCTTGCACAACTTTCTGATTGACTATATAATCTATCAGTATAATAAGGTCTTACACACATTAATTGTACCGGCTCTGGTTCCGGCTCTGGTTCCGGCTCTGGTTCCGGCTCTGGTTCCGGCTCTGGTTCCGGCTCTGGTTCCGGCTCTGGTTCAGAAACTTTACACATTTCTTCACAAGCTTCTAATGTTTCATGTATACCATTTTCTATATAATTGCATATTTGTGTTAATGTATCACATTTATAACCCATGATTGGTTCAGGTTCAGGTTCCGGCTCAGGTTCCGGTTCCGGCTCTGGTTCAGGTTCCGGTTCCGGTTCAGGTTCCGGTTCCGGTTCTGGTATATTACAATTTAATTCACATTCTCCTTGTGTTGTATATTCCCCATTTTCCATATAATTACATAATCTTGTTATTGAATCACAGTTGTATCCCATAACTGGTTCTGATATTGGTTCTTTACATTCTTCTTCACAAGACTCTAATGTTTCATGCCTTCCATTTTCCATATAATTACATAACTTTGTTATTGAATCACAATTGTATCCCATTATTGGTTCTGGCTCAGGCTCAGGCTCAGGCTCAGGCTCAGGTTCAGGTTCAGGCTCAGGTTCAGGTTCAGGCTCAGGTTCTTCTACGGGTGATTTACAATCTGTTTCACACTCTGTTAGATTGCCATATATACCACCCATATTTTCTTCACATTGTAATGTATTCTCATTACAATTATACCTTAATTGTGGTCTAATACATTCTCCTTCGCAATTATTTAAAGTTTCATATGGACCATTATGGAATTCATAACATTGATATTCTTCTTCATCGCATGCATAATTTGGTTTACATTTTTCTAAGCATGTTTCTTCAGACCTAAATTCTCCATCAGGTTCAAATATACATTGATATGTTTCTAAATCACATGTATATCCACTTATATCATTATTATCAACACAATCTATTTCACAACTTTCTTTACTTGTATGTAATCCCATTTCATCTATATTACATTGAAAATTTGTTCTATCACATTTATACATTTCTCTTTGAACACAACTATTATTACATTCTTCGATTGTTTCAAATATTCCATTTTCTCTTTCAACACATTCATTGCTTACATTACAAGAATATCTCATTTTTGGTTTTTTACAGATATCTTCACATCTTGTTTCACTATATATACCATTTTCTGATTTAATACATTGATATTCATCTGAACAATCATATTTATCTTCTGAACATTGTCCTGAACATGTTTCTTTACTATATAGTCCATCATAATCTAAAATACACAAATTTCCAGAACAAGAATACATTGAAGTTCTAAATATATCTACATTAAATCCGAAATCTAATATTAATAATATTACTAAAACTACTAATGCTATAACAATAATTATTGTTATCATTATATATGTATAAATAACTTAATTGAATATACAAATGAAGATAGATACATGTTAGATTTTTTTTCTAATCCAAATAACTCGATAGAAATATGGAATGAAGAACATATTAGTTATATAGTTGATAAATTTAAACAGATATCTAAGATAGATAAAAAAGAAGTATATAAATGTATTAGAAAAATAATTGTTGGTAATTTAGATAAATTTTGTGATGGTAAATTTACAGAAGATGTCATTGAATCTATGATGATTATACTAAATATACTTGATATTACTATTAATACAGAAACTGTTAAACATAAAAAACTTGCAAAGAAAAATTTTAATGAATTGGTTGAAAGAAGTAGTCCATATATTAAAATAATTATAAGAAAGAGTATATCTATTTCTAAACATTTAGAAAAAACATTCTGTAATGGAATTAGCAAAGAAACCCTTCATCTTGACAATGAATATAAAGAAATAGAAAATGAAAAGGATAATAAATATATGTTCATTGAGGATATGGATATCTATAATCCATTTAAAAATAGTTTTATTTCTGATTTCTTTGAGTTTATTAAAAAATCTTTAAAAACATTATCAACATTAGACCCTAATAATTCAATGCATAAAATAATTATGCTTTTATTTTTTGGATTAATATTATACTTGTTTTTTTCCTTATTTAAAATAAATATAAATTACTTATCTGAAAAATTAAATGCTAATGTAAAACATATTGTTGAAGATACTTTTAATAATATGGTAAAAAAAGAAATTAAAAAACCTAAAAAACATAATAAAAAGAAAAAAGGATTGACCGCTGAAGAGATAATTGCTAATAATAATAAAAAGAGATCTTTAGAATTAATCAAAGAGGATGAAAGGAAAATAAAATATTTTATTAAAAAAGATTTTGACAAAAACAAACCATATAAAAATATTAATAAATTAAGTTCTGATGAAGGTATAATTAAATTTAAATTTAGTATACTTGAGAAATTATGGAATAGCAAGAAAAAAGATATGGAGAACATTCTTGGTTTATATTATCAACTTGTAAATATAAATACTGAAAATGATATTCACCAGACTATTATAAGAAAAATAAAAAATAATTTATCTAAATATGATATTAATTTATATATGCTCAAAGAATTGAGCCATATGTTACCACCATTAAATATTTGGGATAAAAAAATCCTGAGGTTAGAGGATTGGCAAATTGAAACCTTAACATATATGAAAGAAAATAAATCAATTATAGTTAGTGCACCAACTTCTTCAGGGAAATCTTTTGCAGGGATGTCTTCTGTTATATTTTATAATACAGTATTATATGTATGTCCTGTTGAACCTGTAGTATATCAAGTGGGTGCACATTTTACAAAGATGGGTTACAGGGTCCATTATGTATTACCTAGCTTTGAATATACATCATATAATGACAAAACAAATGTGTTTGTAGGCACTCCAAAAAGTATTGAAGATTTTATATATAAACATGGTAATGTATTCGATTATGCCGTATTTGATGAAATTCATAATTTAGATAAAAAGGATGATGGTGATATGTATGAAAATTTAATTAAATTAATAACATGTAACTTTTTAGCATTATCTGCAACTATTAAAGATATTAATAAGTTGAAGAATATATTTGAGAATATAACAAACAATAGAGATATTAAAACAATTACATATGAAAAAAGATTTATTAACCAACAAAGGTGGACTTGGAAAAATGATAAACTAATCGAATTACATCCATTATGTTGTATTCAAGATAATATAAATGAATTACTTCAATATAATCTACCATTTTCTCCTAAAGATGTCGCTATTTTATGGGAATGCATTGAGGAAGAATTCAATGTTGATTCAGATGATTCTGATGACGATGATGATTTAGAAGAATATATAGATACTTTATCACCTGATTCATATTTTCATATAAAAGATCAGATTTTAACATTAGATATGTCCAAAGATTATGAATTATTTTTAAAAGAAAAATTAATAGAACTAAATGATAAATATCCAGAAAATATTAGAAATATATTAGATAATTTTAAGAATAATATACATAAGTGTGAGAATGGGGGTATGGATATTGTGCCATTATTACAGGAAACTAAGAAAAAAGATATGTTACCAATGTTAATATTTAATACTGAAAAAGATAATTGTATAAATATTTTTAAGAAAATTAATGATGATCTAAGAAATCAAGAAATGGAACATTATCCTTATCATTATTTAATTTTAGAAAAAAAGAATGAATTATATGAAGAATATGTAACAAATAAAGATATATTTACATCTAAAATAAAAGTAACAAAAGGAACAACTGATCCAGCTAGTTTTATTGAAGAACGTGTAAATACCTTTAATGATAATGAGAAAAATAAATATATTTTGCAAATACAAGAATTATATGATATACTTCTAGATAAAGTTAAAAACAATGATTTGCAGTATGAAAACTTATTAAAAGAATATAAGAATTTTATTGATAATCCAGATTTTTGTTATCAAAATGTATTTAGGAAACATGAAGCTTTTTGTTTTACAAATAAAGAACCAATGACAGACTCTTCTATTAGAAATATTAGAAGAAAAATATTTAAATCAATTGATATTAAATTAGATTACTATCATCCTATTATACAATTATTAAAGAGAGGTATTGGTATTTATATTGATGGTATGCCAAATGAATATAATTGGATTGTTCAACAATTACTTGCTAGCAAAGAAATTGGAATTGTTATATGTGATAGAATGTTATGTTTAGGAATTGATTTACCCATTAGGACTTCATGTATTGCAGAATTTGGTAAAAATAATAATTTTACAAAAGATGATTATTTACAAATGAGTGGTAGGGCAGGACGTCGAGGATTCGATGTTAAGGGTAATATTATATTTTGGAATACTGATTATAAAAGATTAATGAGAAGCGAATTACCTGATATTAAGGGATCTAATAAACCATTATATTCAAGTTATAAAGTATTAAATAAGAAAATACAGAATATTGACAATATTTTCAAGAATTTTATAAATAATGAAAGAAGTATAGAGGATTGTGTGGTTGTTAAAGATAAAGATAAACTTAATGATATATTACAATGGAAACTAAGAATATATAAAAATGGAAATAATGTAATTAATGGATTAAAAAATATTGAACTAGAGTTATTTACTATTGTTAATCCACATGATAAACAGGTTTTAATTATAGATAGATTGTATGATATTATGTATAATAAAGATACTAAAGACATCATCGATATTTATAAAAGTAATAAAATTATACAAAATACAAGATATTATGTAAATATGTTAAATGAGTTTATAAATATTGCAATTATATTGTATAATACGATTCATAAACATAAATATATGTATATGAAACCACAACTTTTATTTATAATAAAAAATATGAAAGTAATTGTTAATAATTATGGTGGTATTAATTATTTGAATCTATGAACATTTGCAAAATTCCCCATTAATAGTCCATGGATCTACACAAGATAAGCAATAACTACTATATTCTTTTTTTCCATTAACTTCAACTGTACATTTTTCACATTGACATTTCCCAGCAATATGGCAATGATAAAATTTATTACAACCAGCACAATTAATCTGTAATTGTGAATCACCTAGAGCAAACAACGTTTTGCAGAAACCGCAAGGTATTATTTCACTTATAAAATTTTTATGGAATTCTATTCTCTTGTTCTTTTCAATTTCTGTTTCTATTTTTACTATAGCGTGTCTTCTATCACGGTCTGTTTTCTTTTCAAGAGGATCTTTTATTATCCTTTCTTCTACATGAATTGTATTTTTTTTAAGCCTTTTTTCATAACGTTCGTGTCGTTTACTACAACAAGACATATTTATATCAATATTTAATTATTAAGAATTAAACTATTCAAATTAATTTAAGATATCTTTTATTATAAAATAAAATATTATTAATAATATAAATGCAAACATTTGGATCAAGAGCACAAGTATGGCATGGTAATGCTAAAATGACTACAGGTCGTTTAACTAAAAAACACCTTAAGAAAAATAAACAAGGGAGAATTGTCTCAAAAAAGTTGTCAAACAAAGCTAAGAAAGAAAAAAGATTAAAAAAGGCTGGATGGACCCATAAGAAGGGACAATTTGGTGCTATCAAGATTGAAAATAAAAAAGCAGCTAAAAAAACTATGAAAAAAAGTAAAAAGTAAATTAATTATAAATTAATATATATAACATATTATAATGGATAAAGAAATCACGACACCAATTAATTCCTTGATGAAAACAGATAAATGTTCGCCACTAGTTGTTTATTTTATATTTATCGTTGTTTCATTAATAACTATGTTTAATACTCATGGTTTAACTAAGAAACTAGAAAATTATAAAATTACGAATATATTCAACTTACATGCTTGGTATGAAATATCATATTTAATTTTATTGGGTGTAATATTATACGGATTATGTCAATATAACCATGAAACATTAGCTTGGATTATTCTATTTTTCCCACTTGTTACATATGTTGTTAAGACAGCATTGGTATTTAGTTCAGTTTCTACTGTTTTAAAACAAATACCCCCTGAAAATTCTAATGGTCAATTACAAACTGGTAATTTCCAACCTTCTACTGATGGAAGCAAAACCAATTATGGTGGAACCCCTTCTTCGCCACAAGCTCAAACAACAAGTGTTAACAATCTACTAACAAATAGACAGAGTAATATGGGTAATCAAAATTCTGCAATGACAAATAAGTTAGATTCTGGAATGATGCCACCACTTGCATCAAATACTTCAGATTTATCTGGATTCTCTTTTTAAATATTTAAAACAATAATGTTATATAAAACATTATGGATATATTATCTTTTGATATTGGAATAAAGAATTTAGCTTTTTGCCAATTATCTAATAAAGAAGAAATTAAAGATTGGGGTATAATAAACATATCTTGTGATGATGTTTGTGAACATATTAATACAAAAGGGTGTTCTTGTGAAAATTCAGCAACATTATTAACAGATAATATAAAACTATGTAAATCACATTCTAAATTAAAATCATATAAAGGTCTTAAATTTAAGAAAATTAAAACTAATAATTCTATATTTAATGTTGGTAAAAAATTAGTTGCAGAATTAGATAAGTATCCTGATTTTTTAAATTGTAAAGAAGTTATAGTTGAAAATCAACCTTCTTTAAAAAATCCAACCATGAAATCCATACAAATGATGGTTTATTCTTATTTTTTAATAAGAGGTGTTGATTCTGATATATCAAATATAGATAATTTAGAAATGATTAATGCCCGTAATAAATTAAAGGTTTATAAAGGTGAAAAGGTTGAGTGTAATATTAAAGAAACATATAAAAAGAATAAGTTTTTAGCAGTTAAATATTGTGAATTGATGATAAATAATGAAGATCAAAAGTTTATTGATTTATATGAATCTTCTAAGAAAAAAGATGATTTATCGGACAGTTATTTACAAGGTATATACTATTTGAGGAAATAGGAAAATTTGATTATATGATATCTTTATTTATAAAAATATAAATAATGTCTATTGAAGATGTTTATGTAAAACAAGTTTATGATAAAATTGCTTGTTCTTTTAGTAATACACGTTATAAGCCATGGACTTGTGTTCAAGATTTCTTAGATAATATTCCAAGCAATAGTATTATTGGAGATATTGGTTGTGGTAATGGTAAAAATATGTTATACAAAAAAAACTGCATACATAAAGGATGTGATTTTTCCATAGAGTTAGTTAATATATGTAAATGCCGTAACTTAAATGTTATTTATGGAGATATCTTAAATATACCTTATTCAGACAATGAATTTGATTATACAATGTGTATTGCAGTTATACATCATTTAAGCACAGAAGATAAAAGAAAACAAGCTATAAAGGAATTGTTGAGAGTAACTAAAGATGGAGGACATATATTCATTCTAGTATGGTCTTTAAGACAAGAATTAAATTCGAAAAGAAAGTTTAGTAAACAAGAAAATATGATTGAATGGAAAGATAAGGATAAAAATGTAATATGTAATAGATATTATTATATATTTAGAGAAAAAGAATTAGAGTCTATTATACCTGATAATGTAACTATTATTAAGAGTTTTTATGAATTAGGTAATTATGGTATTATTATTAAAAAATAATATATATATATATAAAATGGAAGGGGGTTTAACTATGCTATGGCATTCGTTTATTATTACAACTATATTATATTTGCTTATGGTTTATGTCTTGAGTATGAGTACATCAAGATCTATGAATCGTAGTTTATTAATTGGTGCGTGTTCTTTAATCTATATGATTTTATTTGGACATAGATTACCAATTAATATTAATACTAACATATAATTTTTGCGCGTCTATTTTTTAATTTATATTTATTATATAAGGGTATCTGTAAATATATATAAATATGATACAAAATTATGAACAAGATATATTATACAAGTCATTGTTAAAATTTTATAATACTGATAATAATTCTATATTATTAATTAATTATCTTAAGAAAGATAAAGTTTCTTTACGAATAATTGATTGGTTTGTTACAAATTATTCTAAGAAAAATGATACTATATATAATATATATAGCGATTCAGGAGGTTATACATTAGATGATAAGAGTATGTGTATAGTTAATACAATAAATGTTTTTCATTCATATAAATCGCAATTAAAATCATATTCTAAAAAAAATTTTGACCCTTTTTGTAGAAGAGATAGATTACCATATGTATATAATGAGTCGGGGGATATTATAAACACTACTATCGGACAATTAAATTTTTTTCGATGGGCTATTGAATATAAAT